ACAATTTCACCGATTTTGTGCCAGCCATGTTTATACATATTTATTTGTCTACGAGAAATCGAACCGGAAGTCCTCAAGGTCATTGTTTCCCAGTTCAGGTGTGGCATCTTCGATGTCAAGGTCATCCAGTGTGGCCAGCTTGTCTCCAGAGGCCTCACTCATCTGCTGTTCTTCTTCATTGAAAGCTTCCACAGGAGACTCAACTCCTAGTAACACGCATGCTAGGTTAACAACATCCTTTAGCTTCCTTATTGCTTCTGAGTCTTGCCCTGTAAATGCATAGAATAGCCTTTCTAGATAGGTCTCAGTGCAAAAGTCAGAGCTATAGTTTAAGGTCAGCTGCGTGCTTCCCTCTAGGTGGACCAGATCTAGTGACACTTCTCTTCTGATCTCGGCAAAAGTTCTAGGCCTGCTCATTAGTGCATTGTTCACAGTTACAGCCGCTTGATTCAGCCTGCGGATGGACTGTTTGTCAGAGGCAGAAATCTCAGGAACCTTCAGAGTTGCTTTCACTTTCAAACTTCCATCCTCTTCTGCCACCACAGCAGCTTCTGCAATCCCTGACACTGCAAACTTTCTTTCACCTATTAGGTTAAGCAGGGAAACCGCAGAAAAGGTAAAATTCTCCCTGTTGCGATCCTTGTTTTGGCAGCAATAGAGTGCTGAGCAGAACAGACTCTCAATGTCGCCATCAGGTAAAAGGCTTTCCACCATCTGCCTTTGAGCCATCTTCCCTATGTTTTGGACCCTAACCCATAGTTCTGCATCTGCTATGATGTGCGCAAATTGAAGTGGCAAAGACTCCGTGCCAATTGTGTTTATAACAGTCCTAAGGTCACTTGAAGGTCTCCTCATCCCTGGGGAGTCAACAGTGCACTTCCAGATGAAAGAGGTATGCATGCCTTTGATTTCTGCGTCCACTTTAATTGCAGAGTTCCCAGTTTCATCCAGGTACTGCTGAATTTCTGAAAGGCAGTGTAAAGGGGTCCCATCTGAATTTAGGGTGTCCTGCACCTTGGCTGCCACTGTCACAAGGTGCTCCGTACCATCCCTGAGGCATGCCTCCTTAGAAAGGGATGACTCCCTTATGAGCCTGAGCATGTTCAGCTCCATTGCCTCTGCCCCTAGCATTCTCTCTAGTAGTGCAGTTTTGGAATGGAACTCAATTCTGGCCTGGGGGGCAGAGTGGACCAGGTAGTGGTGTAATAATGATAGAGAAGTTGCTGTTGCATCAGGCTTAAGCTGCACCTTCCCCAATACCACTCTCATGTCCGAGTAGAATTTTTTAGGGATTGTGATCTGCTCTGCAGAAAGTGTGATATCCAGCTTGCGGCGAAGGCTTAGTATTGACTCATGGTAGGTGGCTTCTTCAGTGTGTTCATCGTATATAATGGAGATTGAGTTCTTTCCCCACATTAGTCTGGGCTCATTTAGCCTTGCATCTTCGGAAGTTTTTCTTACAGTTAGGATGTGTGGCCTAACTTTGACAACCTTGCAATTGCCTTTGCAGGTGCTTAGATGTAGCATTCTAGGATTGGAGCGATCAATGCTGACTGATTTCAGTATGCCTTCTGCCAATTTCCTAGGCAAGCCCAGGTAGCTAGGCAGCAGCTCTATGAAATAGTCGTGCTGCTCCTTGGTGACTATGTCTGACCGAACCTTATTTTGCCATCTAAGGACATAACTTTCCACTTCTGTTAGTAGGATATCTGAGTCCTTTGATATGTGGATATGCAGGTTGCCAGCAACAAAGGTTCCTACTGCTTCTCCTGATGAACTGCTTAGTGTGAAGCTTCCTGTCCTGGGTAGTTCTCCCCCTCTAGTGTTGAAATCCACAGTTTTCCCAAAGAATGGTTTCTTGGCTACTAGCACCATGGGGTCCTTTACATAGTCAACCAGGCATTCAACTTGCTTTCTGTCACTTTCATTCTTTATGCTGGGGAGTTCCTCGTAAAGGCTGCTGACAAGCGACCTGTCCTTGAATTGTTCCAAAACTGTTGCCTCATGCTTTTTCATTGGACACTCTTCGGGAATGTTGTTGCTCCTAGGCACCCAATTCATAAAGCCTTGCAATAGATTTGTCTTGTTGGTGTTGGACAGGTTAAGTGCAGAGATTGCAGCCAAGCACTGCAGAATTCTCCAATACTTAAGGCTGGTTGTACCAGTTTCCACAGATGACTCAGCCAGTACTATGTTTCTCCCTTCTTTGGTGCCATAACTGATTAGATCAGACACTGTCGACTCTGTGTGTGTGCTCATTGGTTTAATCATGTGAAATGAGACTATTCTGCTATTACTTCTTTGAGCTAGTCTGCTAAGGAGGGTGAGGGTGTTGGAGTGGGCTGTCACATCTTCTGCTCTAGGAGACTCTCCCAAGCGCTCTAATGCATTGGACTCTTCTTGAATTCTCGCGCAGACCTCAGAGATGGATGTGTAGAACTGTTCCAGCTTAACTGTGTCTACAATTAGGGAGCTCAGGTCCATCTTAGAAGGCTTAACGCTCAGCACTACCTCTTTACTCAACAAGAACCCAATCACCAAGGCAGGATTATTTCTGATCTTAACTTGTTCACCTGCACTAAACAGCCCTGATTTGGAGATGACAACTTTGTTGGCCTCTCTTTCACACAAAGGACGCGAACTTTCAAGGATTTTCATCTTCAGTCTGTTCTGATCAGAGAACTGAACAGACAAGGCCCTGAGCTCATCCCTAACAGCCTTCATGTCCTCTGTCTTAAGCACTAGAAACCTCGTTCTGTCTTGGAAAGTTAGCAACTCGATGCACTTGATGTTTGGGTTGAACAGGCTGCAAGGCTCTGTCTTCTTAGTTGACACCCTGCTGGCGCAGGAGGAGAGTATAGCATCTAGCCACACCATATACTTGGTTACTACTCGACCCTCTAATGAGCCTCCTGTGCTATCCCGGTAGTTTTTACTGTGTTTGCTGTTCCAGCGATCCTTGTGGTCTAAAAATATCTTGTCAATGAAGAAGTAAGACTTTAGGAATATGGTGTAGAGAGGTAATGACAACTCCTTGATCCCTCCAGCTAGTCCATGGATGATGTTCCTTGAGCTTAATGTTTGCTTGAGTCTGTCGGCTTCTGCCTCAAAGTCCTCTGTTAGACAGTTCATCGTTATGACCTTCCTGGCAACTTGGTCCACTAAGGGGATCCCAGAAGTTGACCTACTAACATATTCCTCATAATCATCGCGTGCTAAGCCTAGCCTGTTGAGCTCTCTCCTGAGCTTTTCTGGCACCAGCTGTATCATAGGATCTTCAATGATACGATTTTCATCTCTGTTGAGATTTGCCTTCATGGACTTCTCCGTTCCTTCGCTTGAGAAGCAGCGGTAATACCCTATCACAAGAGAGGATATTAGTGATCTTACATACTTCAGCAACCTGACTGGATTCTCATTGAGCACCCTTCTCAAGTCTATGTTGCTGTCAACCAATGTGGAGCTGGCCAGTTTGTCCAGACAAGGCCATCCATCGAAGTCACTATGGTTGGCGTACATTCTTACCACTGTTTCGAAGACTGCCCTCTCCGCCTCCTGGCTGTCTAGCCGACTACTCGTTCTAAGGTACTCCAGCTCGGTGGGAGTAAATTTGCTTATCTCACCAAAGCGGAAGCTGGATGTGGAACCAGATGAAACAGAACCTGTGCCCTCTTGGTCTGAGCTAAGTTCACGGCTACCGTAGTCAGAGGATGCCTCACTGACCTCGGGACTGGGCAAGGCCAGATGGCTGTAGTCAGGTTCAGGTGCCTGCGGCAGCAAGTCACAAAGTTCTAATGCACTAGACAAGTCCAGGGCTATGCTTTCTGCATCTTCCACTGCAATTGCAGAAGAAGTAAGGTTGGAAAACATTGGCAAGTATAGGCGTCCAAAGGAAGAAGGCAGGCCATGAACTAAGGGCCCATATTTCCTTTGGAACAGTTCTGTGTGGTTCCCAAACATTTGCTGTCGAAATAGTGAAAAACATATATTGGTCAGTAATGGGACACTATTGAACATGGCTTGTTGTGCCGACACTTGGCATGCTTGTATCATGCTTTGAGGTGATGTAACTGAGCTGTTAATGAGGCCAGTCAAGATGAACTTTATTACAGCAGGAGTGACTCGATGGAATAGCATAAACTCACTGTAAAACTCACAAAGCAAGTCGCCTATTAGTGTCTTGGCAGAGTCCTTCATCTGGCAGGCCCTGGCGATACCGATTAAGATATTTTGCAGCCTTGACACATGCTTCCAAAACCGCTCCTCATATCTTTCAAATAGTGAAGCTGGTACACATCCAGACACGGTAACTACCTTTGCATAGTCATCAGAGCTTCCAGCGTGCTTAACAGTGGTGGACAGCTCTGGCATGTGCACTTGAAAGTACGAGTGGATGACCTCTTCAGTCAGCACAGCCATGCAGGATGTCATCACTGAAGATGTGGCATGGTGTATTCCTTGACCCATGTGGTTGTAGCAGTCCAATGCCATCTTCCCTTTGGAGAAGTATGCTTGCACCAAGAATTGAATCATGAGATTGTCTTTCCAGATATCTACGTTTTCCAGTAAGAGCCTTCTAAGCTGGTCCTCTGTGAGGCTATCAAGGTCCACCTTTGTTGAAAGGTGAAGTCTAAAAGCATTTAGGATCTTTCTAGTGGCACCCGAGGGAATCTCCACCTGCCTGTACAGGTTCTTCATCATGACCAGTTTGTAGAAGGAATTCCAGTCTGGTGCGTCTTGCAAGAGCTGCTGCATCATGCCTGAAAAGAAGGCAGTGCAGTGAATGGGGCCCCACTTTGTTCTGTCTCCAGATATGGTGAATGTGATGGAGAAGTACCTCAGGCCCCCGGGGCTATCAGACACAGGTCGGCCGTGTGATGCCTTTGAAGATTGCATCTGGTCATAAGCACTTTGTAAGATGCTCTCCTTAAGGTGTTGGTTTGTGAGACCATCATCGTCGGTGGTGGATAGCAACGACCTAGAAAATGTTTCTGACGCTGCGTGAACAATTTTGGTCATGATCTCTTGTACTAGGAGGTCTCGATGCCCTCCTAGTTGTGCCTTTGGCGCTAATACAGCAAAGAACCTGTGCCCAGAGTTTAATATGTAGCTAAATGCATGTTGCTGGAGTATTGCCATCCCTGTGCTTTTAACAAGCTTTATCATCTCATAGATAACCTTGCTCCTAACACTCCTCGGCAGCTTCTCACCTTCAGTCCTACCTGACAGTCTTTTAGTGACTTCAAAGTTGCTGTTGGCAATAAGGTTTAATGTCCATTTGAAGTCCAAGTCTGTCTTCTCCAATCCATACTTAGCTAGCAGGGACCTTGTTGTGCTAAGGGCACTTTCTTCCACATGGCTGGTAACAATTACCTCTTTCAGCTCAAGAACAGCTTTCATTGGTTCATAATTTGCTGTGAATAGGGCACAGCAGTACCTGTATAGGCCTTCAATGTAGGGGAGGTCGCCATCTCTGAACTCCTCTCTATTTAGAAACTTGGCTAGGCGGCTTGTTATGACCGTGCAGGGTCCTAATGCCCTCAAAACCTCAAGTTGTTGGTTTTGGAGCTCATGCTCACTCAGAGGGGAGTCCTCTCTTGACAATAACAGCTCGAAGGACTTATAGTGAATGGCCCATGGACATGCCAGAGAAACGCTAAATATCAGATTGATTATGCGCATCACCTCCCTTTCATAGTCCTTTAAAAAACACTGTTCTAGGTTTTTAACGTGAATTTCTTCTCGGATGAAGCTGAGTTCTGGGTACTCCTTTTTTGTGTCGATTAAGGTTTTATAGGCTACTGACAGTTCCTTGAATGAGTCAAGGCAGTTCTCGATGCTGTCATACCCGTCTTCCAGTATTGCTCTCATGAACCCGACCGCTTCCAAGAATCTCACCCAAACATCTAGTAGGTCAGAAAGAGGAGGAACCACCCCAACTGGGTCTGCCTGCCCTTTTACTAGAGAACTGAAGGTGTCCATGAGTTGATTCAGAGAAAGCATTTCATCTGGGGATAGAAGCCTTGCAAGCTTCGGGTGATCACGTACTTTTGTTTCTTTGCAGTATCTTAGTGCAGGCATGTAAGGCTTAACAGCCTTCTTTATACCCGATGCAAGGGATTTAAGCCAACAATATATCATGTTGGCATCATTGGTTATCAGAACATCTTTGATTGGTTTGTTAACAATTTCATGCCAGGGGAAGAATGACAGGCGGCTGGGCTCGCTAATCCCTCTACGTATCTCTTCCTTCTGTCGATCACTGAATGTTTCCACAGTGCAGATGAGGTCTGCAAGTTCACTTAGCTTTTCCGGTTTCTGAGAGGCCCCTCCGTCCAACTTCTTGAGTCTGTTCCTGATCAGCTTGACAGTCTTCTTTGTCTCACCTCCCGTTAGCACCTTCAAGGCATCTTTTAACACAATGCGCGTTTTGGGTTCAGACACAGAGCTGGTTGTTTCAGTATATGCTGACACTCCTTGCCAGTTCGTGGCGTTTCTTTGAGCTTTGCTAATGGACTCAGGTGGGAACTTGACTTTCGCTATCTCAACCATGCATTGGACGAAGTCGTAGCTCCCATAAGTGTGGCTTGGATTGTCATGGATAATCTGCTTTATGTCTTTCATCACGGAATCAGCAGAAGGTTCATACTTCACCCCCATGCCAGTGTCTTGAGCAATGAATTGGTAGTCAGACATTTCATCGGTGACCATCTCTAGCCCCTCTTGCAAACTGATCGGCCTCATTGTAGATCTTAGCCTTCCATAAATGCTCCTGATTTTCTTGCCTGAGCTGAAGGAGCGAGTTTTACCGATGCTATGTGTTGACGAAGCAGTTGATAGGCTGTCGGATTCAGATCCCTTGGACTCCTCCGCCCTGTATTCAGATGCCAGCTTCAGATTTGGCAGGCCCAATAGCAGCCTTAATGTGCGTGATTCCTTCAACCTCTCGGCTTGTTTGCCTTTACTGTATTTGTTGCATGAGTCCATAACCTGCATTTCCCAAGTCATGTGCCGTTCGAGTGTCTCCTGGAGCACCTTTATGCATCCCTCGTCAAAGTTGTCCATTTCCTTGTTGTAGATGTGCACTAGATAAATATCAAAGATCAGCTGCCGGTCTCCAGAAACCAAGCAGCACGGTATGGACAGAGAGGGTATGGTTGTATCAGGGCAGAGGTCATGTTGTTTCCATGCCTTTATGTTGTGTGGGGGGTCAAGTCCGCTGCAGAAGACAACCAGCTGCATATATAGTCTTGACAGGTAACTTTCAATATGCCTACTGGAGCTGCTTAGCTTCTTCCCCAGTTCTTTAGGCGACGCTACACGGGAGAGTCCGTATAGCATACCAAACCTCATGTTCTGAAGCTGTTTATTGAAGGGTTGTGAGTTTAAGAGCATTGCAGGCCCTAAGAGAAGTCCAAACATTAGGCTCATTCCTGACATGACCGTGACAAATGTGTCTTTGCTAGATCGGTTCAGAAAATTCCCTGACTGCCTGCAGTGCTTCAGGTAAGTTCTTGAAGCCGTCTCGAATTTGCCCTGATTGATCAGAACTAAGCATTCTGCWATCACATCGAGATTTGAAGCATTTCTGGTTAAGACCTCTTGGACTGTATTGAAGTTGGCCTCATGGACCATTTCAACACATCTGGAGTGTTGGAGACACTGCAGGATGCAGATGATCTGTATGTACGGGATGGCTGCGCCCAAGACTGCGACTCTTCTGTTGAGCATGAAATGCCGGGGCCCAATCAGTAAGAAATTCGTGTCATAGAGGGCACACTTCATGTTTTCTTTCTTGTTRGAAGGCAATGCTATGGCCAGGTTTGTGCTAGTATGCCGCACCCTTCGAATTTTGATGCCTGACCGGTTGAACTCTGTACAGGACTGCAAGAATGTTTCACATACCTTGGAGTACAAAAGCTGCTCCTGAAACCAGTCGAATTGCAGTAGAAACTTTGTTAGCTCTCCGATGATGTTGACGCAGTCAAAGTATGGTGTGTTCTGATACCTCCTAACACATTCCAAGAACAATTCCTTGTGTATAACACAGTCAAGCTTGTAGGGGCCTCTAGTGCTACCAAGGTTTAGGAGGGATGTGCTCTTGAATGATATATACTCTTTAATCTCACTGTCGGTACAGGGTTGGAGCTTGTCATTGTTGACGGAAAAGTTAAGCTTCGATTCTCTTGTACTTTCAAGCTTAGTGAGTAGCTCTGCCTCAGTATCGTCCGCATCCAAGTCAGCCAAGACCCTCCTGACCCACTCGGGCTTCATTTCACATAGGCTTCCCTGCTGCCTGTCGGTTGAGCCAAGAGCTTCTGAAATGGTCTTCTGAACCAGCTCTGAATATGTCTTCAACTTCTCTGGTGCTAAAACCCTCCTCAGCCTTTCTAGCCGCTCTTTATCCCCGTCCTTCATAACAGGCTTCTTTCCCTTCCTCGTTCCAAATAGCTCTGTGTTCACAGAGATCTGCCCTGTAGGCAATTTGATGCAGGAGATCCCGGAATCCTTCATACACTGCCTCATAAGGGATTCCACGCCTCTCTTGATGCTTCTTTCTTTTTCTGTTTTGCCTGGCAGCGTAAGCCTGCAGAGCCTATCTAGTGCTGTTGACCTGCCTTCAAGGTCAGATATCTCTGTTTCAAGGTGCTTAACGGCACTCAGGGTGGGTGTTCGTCTGGACAGTCGGTCGATAGTAGACCTCTGAATGGGAATAGTRTGGCAACAGGACCCATGCTGATCTGGATTCAGCTGATGGCTTATGTATTCCAAGCGYTCATGCACAGAGGTCGTTTCCTTTATTGTCTTCTTTATTTGAGTGATACAGGTTTGACACCTGCATTGTTCTAGGTCATCAAGGAGCCAGCCCTCTAAAACTTTCTCTGCGGAGCTGACTGGTTCAAGGCACTCGACTGCATACTTAGTCTGCTCCACCCAATCTGCAATCTGTTCCTTTTGTTGGATTACTTCATCAACAACCTTTCTGGCGAATTCTCTGGAGACGACTGCCCCCTCACACAGTGCAACTTTCATTATATTTTCCATCTTTTTAGGCAGCTGCGCCCCAGTGGGCCGAGTTAATATGAACTGTTTATTTTCATTCCAGGTTGTAAGAATGTCTTGGATAGTGACTGGTGTCCTTATTGAGCTTCCTGACTTTAAGACGGACCTTATCTTTTGTGTGCTTATTGCACCAACCATCATATCAGTAACTTCTTGTGGTGAGTTTTGGGACAGCTTGGAGAAAAGGTTGGATATAGAGTTCTTTATAACTGTCACGAGTTGTTCAGGTATGTACCAGTCTGATGCTTTTGTCCCTGTAGAGTCAGAACAGGCTATAACAGTGGAGGAAATTCCAAGATCCTTTAGAAGGCTCACTGCTATTTTCCACTTGTTCATGTCGGTTTGGACTTTCGCCTCTGTGTCTGTTTGGTACCCGACCTCCAATATAAGGAACTCGGTGGGCTGCTGCTCTTTTGCTACCATCTCTTCAAGGCTGATACCTTGACCGGGTAGGTCTTCATTAGGTACAGGGTCTACACCAGTCGCTTTTTGGGCCTCTGCCCCTGACAATAGGTCTATGTCACCCTCTTCTGTACTCATTACCTTACCACTCTCGACCTGGTACTTCTGCAGCTTCCTTACCGCTATTTCTCGTAGCTTGGGTCCTACTGAGTGGAAGCAGCTGGGTTCATCAATAGGCACCTCTGGCAACGGAAAGGCCCTTTCTTTCCTCTTTATGATGCTAGCTCCCTCTGTCTCTGTGCCTGTGGCAAAAACCTGCACAACCTGATGCGGCCTTTTTAAATTCAAACTGTGCTGGAACAATGGCTTTCTTGCAAGTAAGAAGTCTGGCCTGAATTCCCTTACTTCAGGATGCAATTGTGTGCGCTGCAAAAACCGTTCAAACTTTTCTGGGAAATAGGTTTGTATAGCCATGGACAGGGTGGGCTTTTGGTCTTCAGGGACATAGCGTATGTTGTAAGTCTTGGCAAATAGGCCTTCATAGGCCACCCCTTTGAGTCGCAGGGCAGAAGACCAAGCTGTAGAGTGCGTCTCGGAGTTCCTTATACTTGTGAACAGCATCCTGCACTCTTGTGAGCAGTCATCCGGTAGAGCGGAGAAGAGCTCTTCCATCTTTGTTTCGACTAGGCTGCACAAGATTGGAATTGGAATTCTTCTGTCTCTGGATTGTATAGACATGAGCCTTCGCTCCACTGTTTCTAGTGCTGCTACATCTTCCGTTGTTAAGCCCAACTTCTCCCTTGTTAGTATCAAGTTGGAGATGTAAGACATTAATGAAGTGATTGAGGTTCCAGCATAGGCTTTACCATGTTTCGATACTAGCTTCATTATGTTCCTGCTATGGAAGAAAGCCTCTAGGACCAAGCTTTTGCACCTGTGGTAAATGTTGGACTCTCCAAGGAGTTTCTTATCTGGATTCAACCCTGCRCTGGCTAGGACGTCTCTGAACTGAAGGCGCTTGGCCCCAGAGCATTTTAGTTCAAAGAGCTTTTCTAGGCTATGTGTGGTTGTAATAACATCCTGGACTTCACTGGAACTTATTGCAAGCTCTTCCTCATTGTTCTCAAGCTCATCGAGCAGCTTATTGAACTCTTTTGTTGTTTTGCCAGTAAGGTCAACACACGAGAGAAGCAGATAGGAGGAAGATGACATTCTAGACACTTTCAGGGAGATTGTCTCAATCTCCTTGCCTAATGCAAGTAATGTCACAGTTTGCGCAGTCTCTAAGGGCCTCTGGTAAATTGCAAAAGGCCGTAGGCCGTGTACATACTTTTTTACATTCTTAGTAGGCACTCCAGAGTTAGCCAGATTTACAAGAATGAATTCTCGCTTTACTTTCATTGACGCCTTATAAAGGAAGGAGGACATAAGTATCACAGTGCATATAGTTGCAATTCTATTGACCATTTCAGTTGGGAGAATGGCCGCATTGTTTGCCAGCAGACTTGAGCCAACAATAGTTGTTAGTACAAACTGGCTGTCAACAAATGCTAGGAGCTCTTCTGAAACCGATATGTTGTACCTTGAGATCAGGTGGTGAGTTTGTCTCCTCTGAAGCATGACTCTACCTAAGTCGCTAAGGGAGACCATGTCTCTGCCGGACTGGTGCTCCGGTACAAGCACAAAAACGTCCCCTCGGAAGCGCTGTGCTTTGACATTACATGGGAACAGTCGTGACAGCAGCCTTCCTATCCGCAAGGGCAGTGTTTTCTCTTGCTCAAGCAACATGAGAAGCCGCTTGGGCACAGTCTTATGGGAGGATGTGGAAGGGGATGAAGTGCTTGACAAAAGTTCAATGCGCTCTCTTTCATGATGCGGCAGGAAGATGTCCTCTAGGTTCTCTATGGTGTCATTCTCAGTGTTGCTAACAATTTCTACACCCTCTTCTTCAATTACGAGTTCCCTTGGTGGTGTTCCCTCTTTTACAATTGGTGCCAAACACATGAAGTGGGTGCCGGTATGTAATAGATGCAGTTCTGGTAAGTTCCCATGCTTCCTTGTCCAGACTTGCACAGCACTTGTTAGCTTTTTATCCTCAGTTGTCCATATCACCACTGGTACCCCAAAGGAGTGATTAATGATCTCTGCTTCAGTTGTGCCTCCCCAGTAGCCGGCACGGTTGAGTTCACGCTCATAGTCCTTAGGGTCAGAATAGAATCTTGGTGCCTCAGTTAATGTGTCCCAGTTCCTTAGTGCATAACTGGTAATGATACCTTTAAGCCTGGACACTGAAACCTCTGGGAGCTGCTTGGCTAGGCAGTGGAAGAAGCAGTCTCCATCTCCAGGCACGTCCTCAATTGTGAATTCTTTGTTTATGTCTAGCACTATTGGCCCTCTATAGAAGTTACCAAGGTTATCACAGTCACTGATTAAGCTTTCACTTAAGTTACTGGACCTTCGTCGACCTGCCATGGTTAATGCTTGTTAAAGATTCGTTATAGGTTTACCCGAAGTGGGCAGTTGTTCGGCTCTACGGTTGCTGAATGAATGTGCATGTGCTTATCTGTTTTGCATATATGGCTGTGCATACACACACACACAGATGTACATACAGGTGTGTGTGTGTATATGTGAGTGAACACACATGTGTATATCCTGCTCAGGCACTCCCAGCAAGGTAACAGTGTTCCTTGGGTGTGCAGGATATATATCTTTGAGA